CTGGGCGGCACACACAAACCGCCGTGATCTGCGTCGTCGTGCCGCCACCGAACTGCCCAAGGCCAGAGCCCCTGACCTACAAAAAAGCCAAACCAAAGAAGGAACCCGTATGACTATCGAAGCAATTGACCTGTGGCACAAGCGTGCCCGACCCAACCCCACCGACACTGACTTCAACGTCCAGTTGGGGTGCCATCTTGAAGAAGTAGCCGAGATGCTGGCGACCTTGGAGTTTGGTCGTGACGGTACGAAATATGAGTCGTACGCCACCACGCTGGGTGTTGTGAGCGACATTGCCACCGCGCTCAAACGCGGCTGGACAGTTGCGCGCATCAAAGACCGCAGAGAGTTTCTCGACTCCTTGGCCGACCAGATCGTCACAGCTGTCGGTGTGGGGTACTGCGCGGGGATGAAGACCACCGAGGCGGTGGCGCGTGTGAACAGCTCGAACTGGAGTAAGTTCGATGAGAATGGGCAGCCTACGTTCGACCGCAACGGCAAGATCGCCAAGCCCGCCACCTACGTGGCGCCTGACCTCGAAGGGTTGTATTAAGGGAGTTGCGTAGCGCGGACTGAACGGGGTATACTGTGGCTTTCAACCATTAGGAGCTACTGATGACTTCTCTTGTTACCCTCGGTACGGATCGCGCTATCCGCACCACCAGCCGGGTCGTCGCGCAGGTGTTTGGAAAAGCCCACCGAGATGTGCTTCGCGCGATCCGCAACCTCGAAACCCCCGAGGAGTTCAACCTGCGCAATTTTGCGCAGATCGAATTTAAAGATGACAAAGGCCGCGCGTTCCCGGAATACACGATGACCCGTGATGGGTTCATGTTCCTCGTCATGGGCTTCACCGGTGCCAAGGCTGTGGACATGAAGCTCAAGTTCATCGAGGCCTTCAACGCGATGGAGGCCAAGCTCGCCAAGCAGAACGCCCAAGTCGAGTGGAAGGTGGCGAGGCTGCAGGGTAAGGCGATCCGGTCGGTGCTGACTGACACGCTGCAGGAGTTTGTCCAGTACGCGAAAGCGCAGAACTCGGAGAACGCCGAGCGATACTACGGGTCGATCACCCTGATGGAGTACAAGGCCCTGAGCTTGATTGAGAAAGGCGCCAAGGTGGGGAAGAACTTCCGCGACACCCTCGATGGGATGCAGGTCGCCACCCTCACCGTTGCCGAGAACGTAGCCCGCCAAGCGATCCAGCGCGGCATGACGCAGAAGATGCACTACAAGGAAATCTACCAAATGGCCAAGATGGACGTCGAACGTCTGGCCGACGTGGTGAGTTTCACACAACCCCAAGAAAGACTGACATGACCAATCCCCTAGACATCCAAGTGGCCGGCGGCCACTACAAAGGCAAAGCCATCCAGCCTGTCGAGTACATCTCGGCCAACGGGCTCAACTTCTTAGAGGGCTGCATCGTCAAGCGAATCACCCGCTGGCGCGACAAGCCCGCCGAGAACCGGTTCCAAGACCTTGAGAAGATCAAGCACGAGATCGACTTGCTGATCGAGATGGAGAAGCGGTATGGCAACGAGTGACTCCCAACTGACGCAAGAATACTTGCAAAGTATTCTGCAATACGATCCCGAGACGGGGGTGTTTACGTGGGCGGTTAACCGCAGCCCGATGGCCGCTGGTCGACTTGCGGGTCGCTGTGATGAGCGGGGGTATTGGCGCATAACAATAAACAACCACCGGTACCGGGCGCATAGGTTGGTGTGGTTGTATGTGCATGGGGTGTGGCCCACGCACCAGATAGACCACATAAATGAGGACAAGGCGGACAACCGGTTGGCCAACTTACGAGAGGCTACGAACCAGCAGAACCGCCAGAACCTCACCAAGCCCTTTAGAAACAACCCCTACTTAGGAGTTAGTTACTACAAAAGCACCAACAAGTGGGTAGCGCAGATACGATATAACAATAAGCTCAAGCGTATAGGATATTTCGCTACTCCCGAAGAAGCCAGAGATGCCTACGTTGCCGAGAAGCGTAAGCACCACCCGTTCGGGATGTTGTAATGGCTAAGCAAACCCCCGAGGGCCGCGTGAAGGCCGCGGTCAAGCTGGCTATGGCCCCCTACGGCGTGTACTACTTCATGCCGGTGTCTAACGGTATGGGAGTCATGGGGGCCCCCGACATACTGGCTTGTCTGAACGGCAGGTTCATCGCCATCGAGGTCAAGGCCGGCAAGAACAAGCCCACGGCCCTGCAGATACGGGCCCTGCAGAGCATCCACGACGCCGGCGGTCTGGCGCTGGTCATCAACGACACCAATCTGGACTACCTCAAGGAGTGCCTCAATGCCCCAAGACAAGCCCGATCCAATTTCTACCTTCATTGCACAGCATCAACGCGAGAATTCTGCCGACTTGAAGCGCCTCAAGCAGGTGCTGCGCAAGCGCATGCGGTACGCCCTGAAGACAAACCTGCCGTGGCGTGAGCCCGAGCCGCCAACCCCCGAGCGCGATGACGAGCCGTATAACCCGAGAGAAAGCTAATGCCTTCAATACTTACGATTGACCTAGAAACCTACTATGACAGTACGTTTTCCCTAACCAAGCTAACCACAGAGGCGTACGTACGCTCTCCACTGTTCGAGACCATCGGAGTCAGCTTCAAGATCAACGACGGCCCCACGACGTGGGTCAAGGGCCCTGACGTAGCCGAGGTCATGGCCTCGCTGGACTGGTCGGATAAGTTAGTCTTAGCGCAAAATTGCGCCTTCGATGGAGCTATCCTCGCATGGCGCTACGGAGTCAAGCCGCTAGCTTGGCTGGACACGCTGGGTATGTCTCGGGCTCTGTTTCCCCACGAGAAGTCACACAGCCTTGCCGCGCAGGCCAAGCGCATGGGTATCGGTGTCAAGGGTGACGAGGTGCTGAACGCGCTGGGCAAGCGCTACGCAGACTTCTCCCCGCAGGAGCTGCAGCGGTATGGCGACTACTGCATGAACGACACGGAACTTACCTATGCGCTGTTCAAACGGTACATGGACATGGGCTTCCCCAAGCAGGAGCTCAAGCTGATCGACATGACGCTGCGCATGTTCACCGAGCCGGTGCTGGAGCTGGACGCGCCGCTACTCAAGACGCACTTGGCCGAGGTACGGTGCCGCAAGCTGGAGCTGCTCGAAGCCGTGCGGGACAGCATGCTGCAGAACGCCGACCCGGACGCCGTGCACGCGGTGTTCACCGAGGGTCTGGACGGTATCAAGAAGCTGCTCATGTCCAACGAGAAGTTCGCCTCCGAGCTGCAGCGTCTGGGTGTGGAGCCCCCGCGCAAGATCAGCCCGACCACGGGCAAGGAGACATGGGCCTTCGCCAAAACCGACGAAGCGTTCAAGGCGCTGGAGGAATACCCCGACGAAGCAGTGCAGGCACTCGTGGCCGGCAGGCTGGGCAACAAGTCCACCATCGAGGAGAGCCGGACGGAGACCCTGATCGACGCCGCCGATCACGGCGCGTTAGCCGTACCACTGCGGTATTTCGGAGCGCTAACTGGAAGATGGAGTGCAGAGTCTAGCGGTAAGATCAATCTGCAGAACTTACCCAGAACAAGTAAGCTCAAGCAGGCTATCCGCGCTCCGGTAGGCACCAAGCTATGCGGGGCGGACTTGTCCAACATCGAGCTGCGCCTTGGGTTGTGGCTGGCTGGGCAGGATGACCGTGTGCAGATGCTGGCCGACGGTATGGACCTCTACAAAGACTTCGCAGCAGACGTGTTCAACGTAGCCTACGATGTTGTGGACAAGCAGCAGCGGCAGGTTGGTAAGGTCTCGAACTTGAGTTTGATCTACGGCACGGGGGCGGCCAAGCTCAAGGACGCTCTGCGCATCATGGGCGATGTGAAGCTACCTCTGGAGGAGGTCAAACCGATCGTGGACTTGTACCGGCGCCGGTACAGCTACGTGGTGCGGGCATGGTCTGAGGGGGAGCGCGCCTTGCACGCTATCTTGGCGGATCAGCAGATGCCTATGCTGCGGGGCGGTATCTGCGTCGTGGACGGTCGCAAGGGCATTCGGCGCCCTACGGGCATGTACATGCAGTACCCGAACCTGCGACGCGAGGTGAACCCGAAGACGGACAAGCCTGAGTGGGTGTTCGACTCCAAGCACGGGCCCGAGCGCATCTACGGAAGCAAGGTGTTTCAAGGTGCCACACAGGCGATTGCACGGGACATCATGGCTGTGGGCATGCTTCGTCTGGGTAAGACCTACCCCGTGCGTATGACGGTGCACGACAGCGCCTACTGGCTGGCTGCGGAGGAAGATGCGGAGCACTCGCTGGCCTTCGGAATCAAGTGCCTGACCGACCCGATCTCGTTCTGCCCGGGCCTACCCCTCGCAGCGGAAGGTTCCTTTGGCGATACCCTGCTGGACTGCTAAAATCGGGGCTTCAACAAAAGGACCCTGAAATGCTAACTCACTCGTACTCATCCATAAAACAGTATGAAAACTGTGGACGGCAGTATCACGAGGTACGTATCCTAAAGAAGTTCAAGTCTGAGGGTACGGAAGCTACGATGTACGGCACAGAGGCCCACAAGGTGCTCGAAGACTACATGATGCTGGGCACTCCTATCCCGGAGAAGTTCAAGCAGTTCCAAGGCTACGCCGACACGATTGGCCGCGCCAAGGGGGACCGCCTGTGCGAGCTGAAGATGGGCATCCGCGCCGACTTCACGCCATGTGGGTTCTTCGACAAAGACGTGTGGTTCCGCGGCGTGCCTGATGTGCTGATTATTAACGGTGAGCTAGCGCGTGTAGCTGACTGGAAAACTGGCAAGTCTAGTCGCTACGCTGATACTGACCAGCTTGAGCTGATGGCCGGCATGGTGTTCTCGCACTACCCAGAGGTGCAGCGTGTCAAGGGCGCACTGGTGTTTCTGGTAGCTAAAGACTTCGTGACCGCGGACTATACACGCGATCAGTTTGCTGCGATCATGTCGAAGTGGGCGGGCAAGGCCTCTCGTATCGAGGCAGCGCTGGCCTCCGGTGTGTGGAACCCCCGCAAGAGCCCCTTGTGCCGTTTCTGCCCCGTGTCCTCCGATACCTGCGAATTCAAGGAGTAGCGATGCCCCGCAACCCCCGTGACTACGAAAAAGAGCGGAAGTACGACAGTCAGCCGGCTGTGATGGCCAAGCGCGCCGAGCGCAAGAAGGCCCGCCGCATGTACGAGAAGGCCAACGGGGACTTGCCTGCCGGCGTGGATGTAGATCACAAGAAGCCGCTGGCCAAGGGCGGGGCGACCAAGCTGGGCAACCTGCGCGCCGTACCGGCCAGCAAAAACCGGTCGTACCCCCGCACCAAGTCCGCTCGAATGAAGTAAACTGTCTCCGCCGGATTGTCTCCCCGGCGTTTTGGTTGAGTTGCCAATAGCCCGGAAGTTTAGCTTCCGGGCTCTTTTTCCGTCCGTACTATGCAAATCGTTGAAAACAAAGCACTCCAATTCGTCACCCGTAAAGCTGAGCAGATCGCTGCCCTCATACCCAAGTCCAAGATTCTGGAGCGCAACGGCCCCCTAGCCAAGGTGCTGGTTCACTGGGGGCATGAAGAGTGGCAACTGCTGCGCAACCTCGGTCTGAAAAACCCCCCGCACCCAATCTTGGGCCGCTACAAGTGGCCCGGTATCTACACCCCGTTCGATCACCAGCTAAGCACTGCCGCGTTCCTCGCGGCTAACTCTCGTTGCTACTGCCTGTCGGAGCCGGGCACAGGCAAGACCAACGCTGCTGCATGGGCTGCAGACTACCTACTAACCAAGAAACTCGTCAAGCGGGTGCTGGTGGTGTGCCCGGTCTCGATCATGGACACTGCGTGGCGGGCCGACCTCTTCAGAACGCTGATGCACCGCAGTGTGGGTATCGCCTCCGGGACAAAGCGCCAGCGAGAGGCCGTCATAGCCGCTGACTATGAGTTCGTGATTATCAATTTTGATGGCGTCAAGGTGGTACACCAAGCCCTAATGGCTGGTGGGTTTGACCTCGTTATTATTGACGAGGCGACTAGCGTAAAGAACGCACAGACCGAACGCTGGAAAGCCCTGAACTCCTTATGCAAGCCCGGCGTTCGCGTGTGGGCCATGACCGGCACCCCTGCTGCGCAGTCGCCGTTGGACGCCTACGGCCTTGCCAAGTTGGTCCGGCCCGACTCGGTGCCGCGCTCCTACGGCATGTGGAGAGACCGGGTGATGATCAAGATCACGCAGTTCAAGTGGGTGCCCCACACCAACGCCAAGGCTATGGTGCACGAGGTGCTGCAGCCGGCCATCCGGTACACCAAGGAGGAATGTCTGGACCTGCCCGACCTGCTGTACGCCACCCGAGAGCTGGAGCTGAGCCCGCAGCAGAAGAAGTACTACGAGCAGGTCAAGACGCACATGGTGGCGCTGGCCGCCGGCGAAGAGATTACAGCCGCTAATGCTGCAACCCTAATCAACAAGCTCGCCCAGATTGCGCAGGGAGCGGTGTATACCGACACTGGCGAGGTCATCCAGTTCGACATCAAGGATCGGTTGGCGGAGCTGGTAGACATCATAGAGTCCACCAACAACAAGGTGCTGGTGTTTGTGCCGTACCGGCACGTTACGGCGATGCTGCGAGACGCGCTGGACAACCTAGTAGTGCGCCTAATCGGGGCGGACCCCAATTCGTACGCCGTCGAGGTTATTGACGGCGGGGTGCCGGCCACGCAGCGCGCAGACATCATCAAGCGGTTCCAGACCGAGGATCGCGTCAAGGTGCTGCTGCTCAGCCCGCAGGCAACCGCACACGGGATCACCCTGACGCGAGCGGACAACATCGTGTGGTGGGGCCCTATCACTTCGACCGAGGTGTACCTGCAGGCCAACTCCCGTGCGCACCGCGCCGGCCAGACCAACAAGGTCACAGTCACGCACCTGCAGGGCAGCCCGGTGGAGCGCCGTATGTACGCAGCCCTGCAGGGCAAGGTAAATGCCCACATGGACCTCGTAGAGCTGTACAAACAAGAGATTGACAATGTATAATTCAGACTCACATCAACCAAAGGAAACAAAATGGACGCTGACAAACTCGTGAAGGCCTACGTTCGCATCCGCGACGCCAAAGAGCAGATGGAGCGCGAGCATGACGAGAAGATCGCCAAGCTCAAGTCGGACGTGGAAGCGCTGGAGCAGGCTCTGCTGGAGCTGTGCAAGACTACCGGCCAAGACGGCGGCAAGACGCAGTTCGGCAGCTTCAGCCGATCGGTCAAGTCCCGGTATTGGACAAACAACTGGGGCCGGATGTACGAGTTCATCCGGGCGAACGACGCCATTGACCTGCTGGAGCAGCGGCTGCACCAGACTAACATGAAGCAGTTCCTGATAGATAATCCTGATAAGCTGCCGGAAGGTTTGAACGTAGACTCCAAGTACTCGATCATCGTAAGGAGACCTAAAAACGTCATCACGTAACTCACTGCCCCCTGCCTTTTAACCAACCGTCGTAAGACTGCCATGTACCAAATCGAAACCCACATCCCCCTCCCCGCCAAACGCGTCCGCACCGGTGTCGCCACGGTCTACCCGCTGGCCGATATGCACGTCGAGGACAGCTTCCTGATCCCCCTGCAGCCCGTGACTCTGGCCGATCGTCGTCGCGTCGGCGCTGCGGTGGCTTCCTTCGCTCGTCGGCACAAGGCCGATGGCGTGTCGTTCGCTGTGCGCACCGTCGAAGACGGCCTGCGTGTCTGGCGCATTGCTTAGTCTGTCTCCTTCCTAACCCATCACTTTTTACGGATTCCATATGAGCAATATCACTCTCTTCAAAAACGGCAACATCGCACTCCCCGACTACCTGCGTCAGTCCGACGACGTCACCAAAATGCTGGCCGGCAACAGCGGCGGCAAGCAAATCTCCATCAAGGGGGGTGTGTGGCGGATGATGGTCGGCGGTGAGGAGGTGGCCAAGAACGAAGAGCGCGCCATGAACTTCGTCGTGGTTGCTGCCGCTCCTAAGGTGCACCGCACGTTCTTCAAGGACAAGTACGAAGAAGGCAAGACGGTCGAGGCCACCTGCTGGTCTGCCGGCGGCGATGTTCCTGATCCAGAAGTGCCCGCTGCCAGCCGTCAGAGCTCGGCCTGCGCCACCTGCAAGAACAACATCGCAGGCTCCGGTGAAGGCACCTCTCGCGCATGCCGTTACAGCCGCCGCATCGCCGTGGCTCTGGAGAACGACATCACGGGCAACATCTACCGCCTGCAGCTGCCGGCCAAGTCGATCTTCGGGCGCCCCGAAGGCGACAAGATGCCTCTGGATGCCTACGCCAAGTTCTTGGCCGGCCACGGTGTGCCTATCACGGGTGTGGTGACGGAAGCCCGCTTCGATACTGCTGAGGCTGTGCCGGTGGTCAAGTTCCGCGCCGTGCGTCCGCTGTCCCCCGACGAGTGGGAGATGGCTCAGGCCTCGGCCAAGTCGGAAGACGCAGCCCGTGCGGTGGAGTTCAAGATCGTGGTCAAGCCCAAGGACAAGCCTGCAGACCTGTACAGCGCAGCACCAGCAGACGCACCCGCACCGGTGGCCAAGGTCGTGGCTGCACCAGTGGCCGAGGATGACATCCCGGAGCCCATCAAGCGTTCGTCGGCCAAGAAGACTGAGGCCGCGCCTACCACCAGCCGTGTGGACAGCGTGATGGACGAGTGGGCAACTGATGACGACGCCTAAGAGATCGCAGCGGGTACGTGGCTACGACCAAATCGTAGCTGCAACGGTGATGGGCGCCCAACCTATCACTCCCGCGGTCGAGCTTGGACGGTTTTGCGTCGAGCGAAATGTGCCGGTCGAGTCAGTCGCTGCCCGGCTAGGGGTATCCCGCCAAACGGTGTACTCTTGGTTCACTGGAGCGCGCACCCCGCGCCCCAAGCGATTGATTGATGTGATCGAACTTCTTGCCGTACTCCGTTCGGAGTCGGCATAATCGCTCCCTCTGGGGGATAGACCCGGCTGATCCCCGGGTGACAAGGCGGTACACGGGCCCGCCTCCCCCAGACCTTTTACCCAAACCCTCAACCCCGTGAGGCTACGTGACAGACTTTTTCCAATCCGTCCTGCCCCCAGCAGGCGTCTACTGCATCGTCGGCATCTATGACCATCGCCCCAAGCAGACCTTTCACGACACCCTAGAGTCTGCTTCCGCCCGGGCCGACGCCCTACACAACCAAGGCATTGATGCGTACTTCGCATTGGCTGCTTTCAACTCACACAGCCGCAAGGCCCAAGAAGCCCGGGAACTCCGGGCCTTTTTTGCAGACATCGACTGCGGCGAGGGCAAACCCTACCCAGACCAAGCCAGTGCCGCGAAGGCGCTGCGAGAATTCCTCACCCTCACCAAGCTCCCGACCCCGACCGTGGTCAACTCCGGCGGCGGACTGCATGTCTACTGGCCACTGGTCACCGCGGTTCCTACAGCAGCATGGAAGCCTGCCTCCGAGGCCCTGAAGGCCCTGTGTGCCACCAGCAAGCTGGCCATCGACTTCTCATGCACCGCCGACGCGGCTCGCATCCTGCGTGTGCCCGGGACAGCCAACTACAAGCAGGACGTACCCCGACCAGTGCAGATCATGCACACCGCGCAGCCAGTGGAGTTCGATGACTTCGTCAAGCTACTGCCCCGCATCGCTGTAGACCTCTCGGCGGCCAAGGCGTTCGGCATGGACGAGACCACGAAGGCCATCGTGCAGGGCGAGCTCGACCCATGCAACTTCGGCAAGATTGTGCGCCGCAGCATGAAAGACACGGGCTGCGCTCAGATCAAGCATGCGGTGCTGCAGGCCGCTACGCTGGAGGAGCCCCTGTGGCGCGCAGCGCTGTCGATCGCGTGGAACTGCACCGACGGGCATACGGCGATCCACAAGCTCTCCAAGAGCCACCCCGGGTATACCGCGGAAGATACCGAAGAGAAGGCGCAACGCCTGACCAGCAAGCCACATACCTGTGCTTGGTATAGATTGAATTCGCCCAGCCACTGCAACGGCTGCAAGCAGAACGTGACCAGCCCGATCGTACTGGGTCGGTACGTGGAGGCTGCTGAGACGGCAGCCGATGGGAGTGTGCCTATTCTGGCCCCGGTGGAGACCAACCACGAGGGGGAGATTCAGTTCGTCGACGTCAAGATTCCTCCGCTGCCCAAGGGCTACTTCCGGGGTGCTGCTGGCGGCATCTATTTCCGGGTGGGGTCTGACGATGACGACGCTGACGTCGTTGAGGTCTACCAGCACGACCTGTACGTGACCGACCGGTACTACGACTCCACGGACAGCGGCGACGGCGAGGGGGAACTGGTGGCCATCAACGTGCATCTACCGCAAGACGGCTTGCGCCGGTTCTCAGCGCCCATGACTGCGCTCATGGCTACAGACAAACTCCGCGACGTGCTTGTCAAGCACGGTGTTATTGCTTTTGGAAAACAGGTGAACCTAATCATGTCCTATCTCGCATCTGCCGTTAAACGGCTTCAAAGCAGTGTCAGCTCCAACCGCACCCGCAACCAGATGGGGTGGACTTCGGAGAGCACGTTCGTCGTGGGGGAGCTGGAGTACACACCCTCCGGCATCAAGCTGGCTCCTCCGGCCAGCGGCACGCGCCAGTTGGCTCCCCTGTTCCACCAGAAGGGCTCGCTGGACGGCTGGAAGACGGTGATCAACTTCTACGATCGCCCCGGGCTGGAGCTCCACGCGTTTGCGTTCTTCGTCGGCGCCGGCGCCTGCCTCATGCAGCTGCTCAACAGCCAGCAGATTCGCGGTGCGGTGCTCAACCTCGTATCGAACGAGTCCGGCACCGGCAAGACCACCCTGCAGATGGCCATCAACTCGATCTACGGCAACCCCTCCGAGCTGCTGATGACCAAGCGGGACACGATGAACGCGAAGTTCCACAATCTCGGCATGCTCAACAGCATCTGCCTGACGGTCGACGAGGTCACCAACTCTTCCCCAGAGGAACTCTCCATACTGGTGTATGGCGCAACCAGTGGCCGAGCCGCGCACAGGATGGAAGCCCAGTCCAACAAGCTGCGCAACAACAAGACGACGTGGTGCACCGTCATGGTCACCTCCAGCAACGCCGTGATTACCGAGGCTCTGCTGGCCAACAAAGCGGCTGCCGACGGCGAGATCAAGCGGATCATTGATCTTCACGTGCCCACACCCTACGGCATCAACAAGCAGGTGTCGGACTCGGTTTTCCGCATGCTCAGCGACCACTACGGGGTGGCCGGCCCCATCTTCATTCAGCACGTAGTTGCCAACCGGGAAGCCATCGCGCTGGAGCTGGCCGCTCTGCAGGAGCGTCTGGACGAGAAGCTGAAGTTTGCTCGCAGTGACCGTTTCTACTCCGCGCTGCTGGCCGTGGGCATGATGGCGGGTCGCATCATGGAGCGCTTGAACCTGCACAACATCAACGTGGGGCGCGTGTTTGCCGCTGCTGAGTCCGTCATCGGCGAGATGATCGAGAAGCCCGAGTCTGTCGTGGGTAATGCCCGCACGCTGGCGCTGGAGGCCCTCTCGCAGTTCCTGACCATGAACATCGCCAACACCTTGGTCATCAACAGCGAGAACGCCAAGGGTGCCGTGATTGAGCCCCCACGCGGGCCGCTGCGCATTCGGTATGAGCCTGACACGCAGGAGATGGTGATCGTGGCCTCCGAGCTACGCAACTTCTTCGTGGAGCGCCGGGTGGACTTTCGCAGCAGCATCGAGGAGTTCGTGCGTATTGGTGCACTGGCCACCACACAGCCCATTACCCGGCGCCCTGCCGCCGGCGCCCACGGTTCGCTCAGAGGGGCACCGACCCGGTGCTACGTGTTCAATGCCGAGCGCCTTGGCATGGCCACCCTGCAGAGCGATGGAAGTCCCGAATGACCTGCAGGTGCTCAACCTGTTCGGGGCTGAGTACTTCATAGACTGGACGCGCCTCGCCCGAGGCTGCTCGTTTTTCGTACCCACCACGGCCACGGCCAAGCAGGTAATTCAGGCCCTGAAGCCCCACACCAAGGGGCTCAACGTAGAGTTCGAGGTGCGCGCCCGATGCGAGTACGGGCGGTATGGCGTCAGGGTCTGGCGGGTTTTCTAACGCAACTGTGCGCGAACCTCCCGCAGCCACTCAACGACCTCCACTTCGCTTTCGCGTACCGCTTGCAACTCCGCGGACCGTTCTTCTTGGGTCAGGTCTTCCGCACCGGCTTTGCTAGACAGAAACTGTTTGTATTTCCGCGTGTCCGAGAGCCTACGCAACGCCGTGTTGATACCCTGCGCTAGGATCAAATCCTGCTCGTTGTCCTGCGCGAATTTTTCCGCGCGCATCGGGTCGGTCTCTGCGAGGCGCCGCAGCGTGTTGAGCTTGGGGGCTACCCTTTCCCGCAGGGAGTAGAACTCCTCAAGGCGGCGAGTGCCGACCGGGTCGTACAAAAAGTTGCTCAACATCCAGTATCGGTTGAGGGGTCGGTCCATACGATCCGGATTTATGGCCTGATCGGTAGCCATCGTGACAAGCCCCGCAACCGAGCCAAAATACCCCTGCAAAAAGTTATCAATCTTGATTGGGGAGATTGTGAATTTCTCGCCGAACGTTTGGCTGGTAAACTGCGCGATGGCTTTCGCAAGTTCGCTGGTATTAACCGCGGCGCGCTCACTAGGCAGAAGCCCCTTCTGGAACGTCCCCTCTAGGGGGTTACCCGTAAAGAATGAGTAGTTGGTGATCGCTTCCACTACGGGTTTGATTGCCGCGGGTACCGGGGTGAGTCCACCGATGTACTGCTCGTACGCATACTTGAGTGCCGTGATGGCTGCCTCCGAGGCCTCCATGTCTTCGGCGGTTCCGCTGCGCCGCATGTACTCCAGAACCATTTCCGCGGGTACTTTGAACAACGCCGCGAGTTCTCCGGGCACCGGCAGCTTGATGTTAAGCCCCGGAACGATCCAGTTGCTATTGCGGTCGCGCGCGCTCATCTCGTCATACTCGTCCGTACCGCTTACCAGTATTGCGTAGATAGTGGCGAACGCAGCCATCGTGGCCGCTTTGCTGGCAAACACTTTACGAGCTTGAGCTTTCCCAACAGAGGCTGAAGCACCTTTGCCGGAGATCGCCCGATACAGCACATCCATACCCTGCAGGTACGAGTTAAAGAAAGGGATCGTAGCTGTCATAGCACCTACAACCTCGGAAGAACCTCGCCGACGGAAGTTGATGAGCTCGCGGGCCCGGGTCTGCGCGAGTAGCGCGTCGCCGGTCTCTTTTACCGTCTGGTCGTATACCGCTATACGAACTGCCAAGTCCGAGGCCCGTGTAATCCCTTGCAGTCGATGGATCACCCCCCGCAGGGGGCCTCGCGCTTTGAACCCGAGGTCGTACATGATCGACTCCATCGGGTTAAACGTGTTGATGTCAAAATCACCAACCATGCCCAGACGGCCAAACTTCTTGACCGAAGGGTGCCGCCGCCCCATGATTTCTGAGAACGCAATTGCGCCAAAATTGCGTATCGCTGGGGCGATCATCTGGTACGGCTTTTCCACTCCGGAGGTCACGAACGCTCGTTGAATGTCCATGATCACCTGCCGTACAGCGAACGGCGGCATAGAGGTTATGGTTGTGCGCAACAGGTTCGAGAACCCGGACAGCATCTTCACGACGGCACCCTTGGGCGCCCCTAAGTCCTTGAACGCTAGTACGTCATACCGCGAGGGAAGCTCATAGGTTACCGGGCGCCCGGCCTCAAACGTGGCCACCGTCAGCTCGGGGTTTGCGCTGCGCGTTTTGGCTTTTAGCTTAGTCGCATACCCCATCTTCTCCAGCATTTGAAGCGTAGTTGCCGTAGCATCTTGTTGGACGATCTGGTGCGTCATCCAGCCGGCCATGTTGGTGAAGTTGGACATCACATCCCCTACTTCCCGCTTTGTCGACCCCTTGAGGGTTGGTAGTCGGCCCAACTGTGCTATCCCGCCGCCCGTACGGCGTATGTTCTTGAAGGTTTCCTCGAACTCAGTGACGCGATCCAGCGGAACGTACGCGATGTTGTCTTTCCACAGAGTCCCCTGCTCGGGGGTCAAGCGGCCTACCTGCACCAGTTGGTCGATCAGGACCGCGCGGATTTTGTCCATATCGCCGGCGATTGCGAGTACTTCCGGATTTGCACGAAGTTCGGCGAGGGCCACGTCGATCTGGGCATTGGCGGACTGCGGATTTGCGTTGGACAGCTTGTTGATCAAGAAATCACCAGTTCCCGCAGCGTTCGCCTTACGCATATCATCAAGGCGTCGAGCTTCCAGCATCTTGGAGATCATCGAGTTTGCCTGCGCCAGCGTGTACCCCTTCGACTGCGCCCACGTTTGCGTCCGTAGGAGTACATCGCGCATGGACGGTTGGCCATTGATCCTGAACGTCTCGTAGGTACCCGTGGTTGGGTTACGGGCAAGAACTCCGTCGACGAACCAGTCACCCAGCAGCTTGCCCACGTCCTGCGCTTGCCGGTTCAATCCCATCGGATTTAAGATGCCCCGTGCGGACCGCACAGCCCCATCGAACAAGTTGTTGATGCGGCGCTCTACCGTGGCCATGCTGTCCACCGTCAGCGTTCGGAACCGATCTGCGGCAGTGACTTCTGCCGAGGTCTCGAACGCCCTAGCTACTTTTTTGGCCGAGCTCTGGACAAATCCGGGCTCGTCCTGCAGCAGCGCTGAGGAAGCCACGATCTGCTCAAAGTTTGTAGTGGGTTGGAATGGGGCGGTTCTGTACGCCGGCGCGATAGTTGTGGTTTGCGGTGTTGGTCCGGCAGCGCGCAGCGCATCGTCAATGAAGGTTTCGAGGGGCTTCATGCCCATCGTGCGGATACTGCGAGCCAGTTTTGGCATGCCAAACCGCGCTGCGATACTGGCCATCCAGTTGCCGATCTGGCGGATCGTACCGGGCAGCTTGCGCTGCTCAGCCATGCCGGCCAACGCCTCGTCAACGGCCACCGCGCGCTGCTGGTCTGGCTGTAGAGCGGCCACGTACGCTTGGTTCTGCGAGTCGGCCAGCCAAGCGTCGGCGAGCGATTGAACTTGGGCGCTCTGCTGATACAGCTTGAGCATAGTCCGGTAGTACTCTGCCGGCGGCAGCAGGTTGCGCAGCCCTTTGTGAAACAGCTCGTGAAACACCGTCTTCTGGCCTTCGAGCCCACCCGCGATGCCGTCCCTGAACAGGTAAATTTCGCCGGTTTCGGTCACCATGCCCGCCCGCGAGCCCGCTTGCTGCGAGGGGTCAACCTGCGTGATGCTGTCGAATACCGTGATGCCGGCGCCATCCGGCAAGTCCAAAGACTTCGTGACCTGCTCGACGGTGGTTTGCAGCTCCGCAGCACTGATGGGCTGTGCCGGCGCGGCTTGCGGCTCGGGCGTGCGGTACGCATCACCGCGGTAGATCACCCCACCCTGCTTCGGCCGAGCCTCTTCGGCCTCCCGGATCGGGTCAAATACTGAGCGCTTCGGGAGGCCGAACGCTTTGCGGAGTTTGGGCGCCGGCGGGGGTTTGGGCGCCGGCGGGGGTGGGGCGGCTGCGGTCTCGGTCTCGGGCTCCGCCTCCACGGTAAGCTCCGGTTGCGCGCCGCCACGCAGGAGCTGATCGATCGCCAGAGGCGACGGGGTTACTGCAGCGGTAGGTGCTCCCGCAGGAACAGGTTCTGCTCCAACAGGTCCTGACACAGCGCCCACTCCGGCTCCGTCAGATGGCTCAGCGAGTTCGGTATCGGCAGGCTGGGGTTCGCTTGGAACAGGTACGCCCACGCTAGGCTCAGCTGCTGGTTGTCCAGCCTCTGGCTCAGGTCGAACGTCAGCTCCCGCGGCGGATTCCGGGTAGATCGCATTGAATATGGCCTGTCGGTTTTTGTCTTTGTTGGGGTTCTTGGCAAGCTCCTCACGCAGGTTTTGGACCTGCTCAGGCTGCATAGCCGTAATAGCGGCGACGAACTCCCTACCCTTTGGGCTTGTTGACCAGTTGAAAACTCGCCCGCCAACGGCGTCTTTGGTCAGCGCGGGATGAACTGGTGCGGTTTTAGGGCGTAGCGTGGGCTCGGGGATGGCTTCCGTTGGTGCCGTAGGCTCTGGGCCAAAATCTAGCGTGGGCTGGGCCGCGCCGGTCGTTGGTTGGCCGGCGGGGGTCCTGCGCAACGGCAGCCGCTCCTGCCCAGCAGCTTCTAGTTCTTTCGCGGTGGGGGCGGTGGGCCCCGACTCGACCGGTGGCGCCACGCCGCCAGAGTACCCAACCCCGGGTAAGAATCCCTGTATAGGTGATCGCGGCTCTTGCGTAGGGAGCGGTGTAGTTGTCGGTCGGCCCTCCGCGGTTCGGCGCAGGGGCAGGGCCATCTGCCCCGCGGCTTCTAGCTCGTCTTGCGTAGGCGCAGCAGGCGCCACCTCCGGGGCCATTGGCAGCGTGCCGGGCCTACCCATACCGCCCATTTCGATCTGCTGGGGGTCAGTTTCCGAAAACGCGCTCTGCTCAGGGGTGCTGGGGAGCCCTCGTGCTTGTGCGAGCTGACGGTCAAACGCAGCCGTAGGTGCTGGCGGCGTCACGTTGGGTTGCCGCGCAGCAAGAGCTTGCGTATTGAGCTCGGCCTGCACCTGCTTAATCTGCGTGACGAGGGCTTTGTTCTGCTTAGTCGGGTTTTGCAGTAGCTCCTGCTTGCGCTGCTCTAGCGCCGCATAGTCTCCTGAAGCCAGTAGGGCTTGATCCTCCGCGGCGCGGTCGCGCCGGTCGACGTCGGATTGCCGATCCGCGAGAAGTCGGTCTTCTAGTTCACGTTGCAGTTCGGTACCTGTTGCCGGACGGGTCTCAGCTTCCGGACGCTCCCGTCCCATAGGACCGGTAATACCGCCCAGCACGCCGCCCAGCACCCCTTCTTGTGCGCTTTGACCTGCAACCCCCCGGAACCTTGCCTCTGGAGCCAGCACCCCGGCGTCGATAGCGGCTACGTTACCCGCATACCGTTCTTGCCCGCCCTGCGCGCCTTCAGTTCCGCCTTCGACGGCAACCCCACGAGCCACTGACGACGGCAAGCTAGCCCCTACAGCGGCACCGGGACGTCCAACAAGCAAGCGCTCAATAGGTCCCGTGGCCGAGGCCAGCGCGCCAAGGCCGGCTCCCAGCACCTGCTGCCCCGTGCCCTCACCACCATAGGCTTGGGCTTCTGCGGCCAACGCTCGCGCCTGTTCATCCGACATACCTTGCGCGCGGGCGTTCTGGTAGGTCTGGTCATATTGAGACCCCTTGACGGCACCCAACCCCATACCCGCGCCGACACCGATGTTGGTGCGGAACCCAGCTTGCGCTGCAGCTTTCGCTGCGGCCTTACCCGCGTCTGTGGCCAGAAACGCGGCCTTGCTCACGCCGGCAGCTTTGGCCCCGGACAAAAGCCGAACCGCCTGTACAGCCTTACCGATACCCAGCGTCGCAAAGGAGCCCGCAGCCTGCGCCAGCATCTCTACCGGCTGGTCCCAGATCATGTCTAGGTAGGCTTTGACTTCGGGCCCGAGCTCCCCGGTGGCTTCCGCCTCCCGGATGCGCTGCTGGCTGGCCTGCATGGTGGCCTGCGACTGCTCGCTCTTCTGGGACCCTAAAAACTTTGACGCGGCCCCCAGCGTCTGCGACACGGGGTTTTCAGCACCGGCGACGTCTGACAGCGCCTTAAACGCACCAATTGCCCCTTGTCCAAGCGATAGCCCAACGTCCCCGATAGCTTCCCCGGCGGATCGGGTTTGGGCTGCAGGGGCTAGAAGCCGCTTGACTGTGGCCTGTACGACGCTAGTAGGCGTGCCATCAGGGAACTCTAGGACTCGTCCATCTGGCAGCTGGGCCTCTATCGTCATACAAACCTCACGGGATCAAGTTACCTTGGGCATCAAACCGCATCCGAGTAGCCGGCGCTGCGGGGGATTGTACTGGGCTGCCAGCATCTGGGCCAATTGCTGCGAGTGCGGCGCGCAGGCCGGCAACTTCTTGCTCCAACTCGGCCTTGCGGGCTTTGTCTTCGGGACGGAAAGCATTCTTGTACTGGCCGAGATCGCGCTGCGCAGAGGTCAAACGCGCGGTCAGGTTCATCCGGTTTTCTCGGGTACCCGCAACCCCACTTCCGCCGGCTCCGCTACGTGCGGAGTAGATGTTAGCCACGTTCTCGGTGGACCGCATCTGCTCGCGTTTGAGTACGGCTTCCTGTGCCAGTTTCTTGTCTTCGCGCTCCATATCGAGGGCGAGCTTGGCCTGATCAACTTTCCGTCCGTACAGGGCAGTGGCCGCAGCCGCGCCGGCACGCAGACGATCGGCTTCGATAGTCGCAATCTCTTTGTCCACCTGACGCTTGCGGGTGCCTGTGGCGGTAGCGGCTTCGCGGCGCAGCTCCTCCAGCTTGACGCGGTCTTCGTCGACACGTTCCCGTGCAGCCTCGAACTTGTCCAGTCGGGTCTGGTAGCCCTTCAGGCCCGCGGCAGCACCGGCGGCGATGTTGGTCAGCGCGTTGGGAGACTGCCCGCCCATGATGGCCAGACCGGCTTCGATCAGGGTGTTCTTCAGGTTCTTGCCTTCGCCGGCGGCGATGCGCTCTTCCTTGGCGGCGATGCTTTTCTCTCGCGCAGCACCAACGGGGCCCAGCTTGGCTTCTTCGGCTGCCGTGTCGGCTTCTGCCTTGCGGATCGCGTCGGCCTGCAGCTTGGCGGCGGCATCCATGTCGGCAGCGGCCCGCTCGCTTGGGTCGGTCCCAGCCAAGCTCTGAACCTGCTTCATGTAACTCGCGGCATCCATAGGCCCTTGCGCTGCAGGCGCCGCTTGGGCGATGCCGGTTGGAGCTGGACCCCGAGCGCCGCCGACGGGGGGTACCCTGCCTGTCGGAGCCGGCCCTGCGGCAGCCGCAGAGGCAAGACCGCCACTTGGGAGTGGGCCCATTGGTGTACGCCGCCCTTCGTTGCCAAGCCCGTATTCGCGTTGGTAGGTCGGGGCGGGCGCTACCGCCGGCAACCCGGCGTTTTGGCCTTGTCGAACTTGTGCAACGGTACGGCCTGTGCGTAGCGCCTCCAGAAACGCCGGCAGAGGCCGCATCTCTTCGTCCGCTTCAGATTCTTCGCGCCCGACAAGCAACCCCGCAATGCGTGGGTCCCGCTGCAGCTCCGGCAGGGTGTAGGGGGTCATGCCCCCACTCTGGAACGACACGATGCCGCCGTCGGCGAACATGTTGTCTGGGATGTCGGCAGCTGCCAGTCCTGCAGCGATCTCGTCGGCCACGGTGCTCTGGGGAGCTGGGCCTTGCTGCGGGGCCATCGCGCCTTGGCGCATCTGTTCCCGGTCCATCATCTCGGCTTCGACCACCATCTTGGCCAAGGTGGAGATGTTCGGCCTCTGCTGGCGCTGCGCCAGCTGGTGGTCCCCCAGCCGCCCGGTGATACCGCCGCTGGCGTAGCCCTGCACCAGACCGCCTTCGGCCTTCATAGCCAGACCGGCCAGCGTGGTGCCGGCGCCGATCAACTGAGATGTGGCCGATGGGGGTGCCTGATACATCGACGTGGTGGTCCCCAAGCCGCGCACCTGACTACCGAGGAACTCCAACTGCTCGTAGGGAGCACGCTGCTGGTTCAGGAAGTCCTGATACTGCTGGCTGAGGATACCCTGCACCTGCTGCTGCTGTTGCTGGCCGAACTGAGCCTGCTGGCCCGTGATGTCCATCTGCTGGCCGAACTGCAGCTGCCCAAGCGCGCCTAGAGCGCCGGCACCTTGCACCGCTGTCTG